GCCCAAGCCCGCGCTCGTCAAGCTCTCCAACGTCTCGGTTCTGAGGAGGTCCCTTGGCAGGAACCGTTATCACATTGTCCTCGATGAAGGGGTTTGCGCCCGCGACAGTTATCATGATGGACGCTGGCTTGGACCGCATATCGGCGAGACTGTACGTCTGGGCCTTGAAGGCGGCCCGGACCTCACCGTCAACATCATGGACGATGCGCCGGTGGAGGCGCGGGTCAAACAGCCCTGCGTGCTGGTCTCTCATTTCTGGGCCGAGAACTACGCGCACACCCTGCTGGAGACGGCTTCCCGCTTCTGGCCCATCGAGGCGCACCCGGAAATCGCCGATTACCCGGTGATCTGGGACACGCCGAACCGCTGGCAGAAGGAAGTCGCCGAATGGCTGGCCCCCGGGCGCGTCAAGCCCATGCCGCACAACCACATGCACTTCGACACGCTCTATGTGCCGAGCTTCGGAATTTCACGGGCTTCCGTCCGGTGGATAAGGAAGCGTTTCTCCGCGCCGTCGAGCCATGGCACCCGCCGCCTGTATATCACCCGGGCCGACGCGACCGAGCGGCGCGTCACGAACGAGGAGGAGGTGATCAAGCTTCTGGCCCCCAAGGGCTTCGAGACGGTCATGCTCACCGGAATGACCGTCGCTGAGCAGCGCGACCTGTTCCGCGAGGCGGAATGCGTGGTCATGCCCCACGGGGCCGGCTGCGCGAACATGATCTTCGCCGCGGAAGGCGCCAAATTCATCGAGTTTTCGCCAAAATCCTATCAACACAGCATGTTCGGCCACATTGCTAAGTGGTCAGGTCAATGGTTTGGCCGAATCGTCTGCGAAGACACGAAAAATAAGGATATGCACGTCGATACCACTGTGCTATCTTGTGCAATCGAGGCCACCGGCATCTAGTTCTTGTGGCTTCCAGGAGCGTCGCGAGACGCCCCGCCCCGTAGAAGGAGCCGTTCATGGCTGATCCAGTACCCCCGGCACAGACGGATTCCGTCTCGGGACCTGGCGACCATTCGGTCGACTACGCCGCCAAGCAGATCGAGGGGCTTCTAGGCCCGGCGCCCGCCGGCAAGCCTCCCCGCGAGCAGCAGGCGGCCGACGAGCCCCCGGCGGAGACGCCGGACGATGCCGAAGCCGAGCCTGAAGCCGCCACGCAGCCGGACGAAGGGGACGCAGAGGCCGAAGTTGATCCGTCTTCCGATGCGGAAGCCGATGCCGACCCCGCACCAGCCGAAAAGACGCCTTCGGAGATCGAAGTCACCCTTCCGGGTGGCGAGAAAGCCAAGGTCACGCTTGACGAGCTGAAGCGTGGGTACTCGCGCGAGGCCGACTACACGAAGAAGACGCAGGCACATGCCGAGCAGGTCCGGGCGTTCGACGCCCAGGTTCAGCAGGTGTCGCAGGTGGTCAAAGCGAAGCTGGATACGCTCCAGGCCGAGCTCGACCGCCTGATCCCGAGCGAGAAGAGCATCGACTGGGACGGGCTGCACCAGCGCGACCCGGCCGAGTACGTCAAGTGGAAGGAGCACTTCCGCGATCTCAAGGACAAGCGCCAGGCCGTCGCGCAGGAACAGGCACAGCTCCAGTTCCAGGCGCAGCAGCGGGCCGAGCGCGAGACCGCCGAGACGCTGAAGCGGGAGAGCGAGGCGCTTGCCAAGGCCCTCCCGGTGTTCGCCGATCCGAAGAAGGGCGACGCCGCGAAAGCGGAGCTTCGCTCGTACCTCATCGGCAAGGGCTACACCGCAGAGCAGATCGCCGGCCTGTCCGACCATCGATCGGTGACGATCGCGTGGAAGGCGGCGCAGTACGACAAGCTCCAGGCGGCCAAGCCCAACGTCGAGAAGCGCGTGGTCAACCTGCCTCGTGTGCAGAAGCCCGGCGCCGCCCTCGATGGCGAGCACGTCTCCCGCCAGAAGCAGACCTCGCTCGAAATGAAGCTGCGAAAGACCGGCCGGGTGGAGGATGCAGCGGCGCTGATCCTCTCTCGGATGAACTGAGGATCTTTCAATGGCCGTCCCCAATACAACCGCCCAGACGTATGTCGCCATCGGCATGCGCGAAGACCTGTCGGACATGATCTACAACATCAGTCCGACCGAAACCCCCTTCATCTCCGCCATCGGCAAGGGCTCCAAGGCCACCGCCACCCTGCACGAATGGCAGACGGACTCCCTCTCGGCCGCCGGCGCGAACGCCCAGGTCGAAGGCGACGACATGAACTCGATGACGGCCACCCCGACCGTCCGCGTTCAGAACTACCTCCAGATCTCGACCAAGGGCGTCATCTCGTCCGGCACGATGGAGGCGATCCTGAAGGCCGGCCGCAAGTCGGAACTGGCCTACCAGATCGCCAAGCGCGGCAAGGAACTGAAGCGCGACATGGAGTACACGGTGACGCAGAACCAGGCCGGTTTTGCGGGCACCGCGACCACCGCGCGCAAGCTCCGCGCGCTGGAGAACTGGTACGCGACCAACCCGGTCGGCGCCGCGGCCTACGTCACCGCAACCGGCATCACCGCGACGGTGACGGACGGCACGCAGCGGGCCTTCACCGAGAGCCTGCTGAAGACCGTGGTCAAGAACTGCTTCACCAGCGGCGGCGACCCCTCGATGCTCATGGTCGGGCCGTTCAACAAGCAGGTGGTCTCGACCTTCACCGGCAACGCCACCCGGATGGACAAGTCCGAGGACAAGAAGCTCTACGCCGCCATCGACGTCTATGCGTCGGACTATGGCGAGCTGAAGGTCGTCCCCAACCGCTTCCAGCGCGACCGCACCGCCCACGTGCTCGACCTCGAATACTGGGCGCTGTCGGTTCTCCGTCCGATCACCATCGAGGCGATCGCCAAGACCGGCGACTCCGAGAAGAAGATGATCATCACGGAGTACACGCTGGAGAGCCGCAACGAGGCCGCGTCCGGCGCCATCGCCGATCTGACCACTTCGTAACAAGGCGGGGCCGGCTGCAACACGCCGGCCCCCTTTCTTTCAAGGAGGCCAGAAATGGCAGCTAATCTTGTGCAGAACCCGGACGGGTCTGCCGCGTTCAAGAACGAAATCGACGGCAAGGAGATGTGGCGTGTTGGCGGCGTACCGACCGCGAACGCTTCGTCTTCCTCGGCCTCGGCCGATGGCACCTTCGCCTACCGCGGCCAGAAGTGGGCGATCATGCCTTTGCTGGCGACGGCCGGCGTCGGTGCGGCCATCGCGTCGTTCAAGAACACCGAGCCGAACGACGTCTACGTGACGGACTTCATCATCGACATTCAGACCGCCTCCGCGGCCTCGTGCACGTTCTCGGTCGGTCTTGGTAACCTCGCCACCTCGTCGAGCGTCATCCTGTTCTCGGCCTTCGACCTCTCCTCCGTCACGGTCATCTCGGCCGGGTCGGACGGCAGCGGCAAGAAGCGCGCGAAGCTGACGACCAACCAGTACTGCAACATGATCATGGTTTCCGGGTCCGCTACCGGCCTCGTCGGCCGCGCGCTCATCGGATACGTCAGCGCATGAGCAGGTTCCCCGATGACGCGCTCGCGCTCGGGTTCTCGAAGCGTGTCTTGGTGGGGAATACCAGTGGGGCCACCGGCTCCACTGCTTCCCTGCCAAACACGCTCGCGAATACCACCGCGGGCTGCGTGCTGATCGCCTCCACGGTCGCGACTTTCATCCGGCTCGGGCAGGCGTCCACGGTCACTTGCTCAACTTCGACCGACATCCTGATCAGCCCCAACGATCACTACGTCCTCAAGACCGCCGGGTGGGGCTTCATCGCCGCGCTCAGCGACTCGACGGGCTTCATGGGCATAACGGCGGTGGAGATCGGCTGATGCTCCGTGACTGGCGGATCGACGCGAACGGCATCCTGGAAGAGACCTTCCTCGACGGCGACGACCTGCACGTCCGCCGGACCCAGGACGTGGAGGCGATCCTCGATGAGAACAAGCGCCTCGCGACCCTGAACGACGGCTACTCGCCGGATCGCTCGTTCCGCCGCGTCGCCTCGATCCCGATGAGCGTCATCGAGCAGTGGATGAAGGAGGGCATCAACATCTTCGACAAGAACTGCGCCCAGGCGATCCGCCGGAAGCTGAACAGCCCCGACTATCTCTACCTCCGCACCGCGCCGGGGAGGGTCTGATGGCAAAGATCGGCATCTGCATCCCCTCCGGCGACACCTGGAAGGCCGGGACCGCTCTCGATACGGCGGTGATGATCGGCACCTTCGCCTACGCCCATCCGAAGTCCGAGCATCAGGTCGAGATCGTCAACACGCAGCTTTCGGTGCTGCCGAAGTCGCGGATGATGCTCGCCAAGCAGGCCATCGAGTGGGGCTGCACGCATACGCTCTGGATCGACTCCGACGCGCGCTTCCCCAAGGACACGCTCGACCGTCTGCTGGCCCATGACCTCGACATCGTCGGCTGCAACGCCGTCCGCCGCGCGCTTCCCTGCACGCCGACCGCATCGAACGGGCCGGGGCTGCCGATCTGGACCGCCAAGGACAGCTACGGCCTGGAGGAGGTCCACGATCACCTCGGCTTCCACACCGTGCTGATCAAGATGGAGGTCTTCAAGAAGATCGAGCAGCCGTGGTTCATGACGCCCTGGCTGGTCCGTCAGCAGGAATACCAGGGCGAGGATGTGTGGTTCTGCCATCGCGCCATCGACGCGGGCTTCCGCATCTGGCTCGACCATGACCTCTCCCAGATGAACCGACACTCCGGGAACTTCGACTACTCGCACCAGCTTGCCGAGTTGGGCCGGGCCGAATACGAGGCCGAGGCCGCGGCGGTGAAGGCCGCGAAGGAGGCCCAGGACAAGGCGGAAATCGCGGCCATCGAGGCCGGCGACGTTCCCTACGTCGAGCCCGACCGCTCTCCCGCCGTGCTCGAATACGAGACGCTGTGAGACATGGCGATCACGACCTACACAGAGTTGCAGGCCGCGGTCGCAAACTGGCTCGCGCGTGGGGATCTGAGTTCCCGCGTCCCTGAGTACATCGCCATGGCCGAGGGCTGGATCGCCTACGGCCTGGACATGGGGCAGATCAAGATCCCGCCGCTCCGCATCCGGGCGATGGAGACGACGGCAACCCCTTCGATGGTCGCCGGCACCGCGACTGTGGCCCTTCCGACCCGCTACGTCGCGATGCGGAACATCTACATCGACACCGACCCCAAGCGGAAGCTCAACCCGGTCTCCCCGGAGCAGCGGCTGTTCGAGAAGCCCTACGCGGCCAACGGTATCCCCGAGGTCTATTCGATCGAGGGCGACAACATCGTCCTGGGAGACATCCCCAATTCGTCGGACGCGCTGTCGATCCTCTATTACCAGAAGTTCGCCGCGTTCTCGGCCGGCTCGGACACCAACTGGCTGCTGACCAACTCGCCGAACACCTATCTGTTCGGCGCGCTCTATGCGTCCTCGACCATGACGGGCAATCCCCGGGGCGCACAGTGGCTCGGCGCGTTCATGGGCTCGATCTCCTCGCTCAACGAGGCCGACAAGTCGGATCGGTATTCGGGGGGCGTGCTCACCATCCGCTCGGCGACGGGCACGCCATGACCACGATCCCCTTCGGCGAGTGGCTGCCCGACCTCCCCGACCTCGGCAACTCCGCCCTGATCGCCAAGAACGTCATCCCCGGCCCGTTGAGCTATCGGCAGGTGCTGTCGTTCACCGCGACGATGGTTGCGCTCGCGGCGCGCGTCCAGGGCGCGACGGCGGCGAAGGATACGGTCGGCACCGTCTACAACTACTGCGGAACCGCGTCCAAGCTCTATGAGATGACCGCGGCGTCCACGACTTGGGTCGACCGCAGCGGCGCCTCCTATTCCTGCTCGGCCGCCGACTTCTGGCGCTTCGTCAAGTACGGCAGCTATATGGTGGCGACGCAGATCGGCGACGCCATCCAGTACACGACCATCGGCGCCGGGACGAACTTCGCCAACCTCTCGTCTGCCGCACCGAAAGCGCGGCACGCGGCGGTGATCCGGGACTTCCTCGTCGTCGGGAACACCTGGGACGCGACCGACGCCTACAAGCCCAATCGCCTCTGGTGGCCGGCAATCGACAACATCACGTCATGGCCCACCCCGGGAACGACCGCGGCTGCAAACGTCCAGTCGGACTACCAGGACCTGGCGGAGGGCGGGGCGATCACCGGCATCACCGGGGGCCAGTCCGGCGTCGTCATCTGCGAGCGCTCGGTCTACACGATGAACTACATCGGCTCGCCGCTGGTGTTCGACATTCAGCGGGTGGAGAAGGAGCGAGGGTCGCTCTATTCCGGCTCGGTGATCGACGACGGGCGGTATACCTACTACATCGCCCCGGACGGGTTCCGCCGCTTCGACGGCATCGCCTCGGCCGCCATCGGGGCGGGCAAGGTCGATCAGTGGTTCTTGGCCGACCTGGCGCCAAACACGTCGCCCCGCATCTGCGCCGCCGTCGATCCGGCGAACAAGCTGGTCATGTGGGCCTATGCCTCGACCAACTCGGGCGCGGGCACGCCGGACAAGATCATCGTCCTGCACACGCCGACCGGCCGCTGGTCGATCATCGAGCAGGGGATCGAGTGGCTGTCGGAGATCAGCTACACGCTCGGCTACACCTTGGACGGC